AACTAGTTTTTATCAACGGTCGAACCTATATCACCCCCTCAAAGCACCCTTAGGTGTTTTAAGTGAATGGTGGAGGTGGGCGGTATCGCACCGCCGTCCCTATTGACTATTCTCTAGTCTTCAACGTTAAATTCTTTTATATACCTTGTTTAGGAGGTAATAATGCCGTATCAAAAGAATGAAACAATATACATCTTTCAACACCTGATGGTATATCCATAGTCACTAATGATTCATTTCTTTCGTTAGCAAAAAATGTTATCAAATAAACAGGTTCGCCATCTGGTTTACTGCCTGATCTTCCTAAACTGATACCTACAGGTTCAAATTGGTTTGCTGTAAGATATCGTTCAATGGCATCTGGTGTGCCACAAACAACAGGCATTTGTATCTGATAAAATCCCCAAGGATTAGCAGACGCTGTTGTACAAAATAGTATTAAGCCTAAAATTAATTTTTTCATTTTTCCCTTTAGCAGTTATGGTCGCAAGTAGGATATGTTAAATCACCGTTTTTATTTTTTCAACTTTTGACTTTATCTTTGTTCTGTTCTTCATAATATTTATAAAAACCATCAATTGATTTCATCAATTCATCCATATAATCTTTCTTTTCTTTTATATGGGCGGCAACAGAACCATCTTCAGCAGCAATTAGTACAACAATTTGTTCAACTGGCGTTTTAAATGTTTCTTCATACATTGTAGCATAAGCAGTACATTGTAAAAAATAACTTTCAATCCAACTTTCTTTTCTTTCTGAATTAGCAGATTTAAAATCAATCACTGACAACTTACCATTGTATTCAGCAACACAATCAACTTGACCAGCAATTGTTAGTTTAGGACTGTACATAATTGTTTCTATCAAATGTACATTGTTGATTTGATCTACGTAAGGTTTTAGAAGTTTAAATAATCCTAAAGGTAATACACCTCTTTCACTTGGTGTTTGACCTTTTATGTATTCTTCGACAAGTCTATGAACAGCAGTACCTCGTCTGGCTGCTCTTCTCATTTCCCAATTGGCTACATCTTCACCAATTTTATCTCGCCAATTTTGTAATTCTTTTTTCTTTCGGATACCTAAAACCGAAGTTACTGACGGATATGCTTTACCGTCAATTTCATAAAATCTAAAACCATTGACGTTTTTGCCTTTAGTTTTAGGTAGTCCTGATTTGTCTAAATCAATAAATTCAAATTTGTTTGCCATAATGTTTATAATATATCACCTTTTTGTTAGTTTGTCAAGTCTATTCTATGTATTCAACCCAACCATTTATCATATATTTTGGTCCTGATAATGGTGGATTTCCTCTATGAAAGTGTGTAAATGTTGAAGGACAAATGACTACTCTGCCTTCTTTTGGCTTGATTCTTTTATGTTGATATAACCATTCTGTTTCACCACCTTCTTCAATATCATTTAGATATAACATCACAAGTAATAATCGTCTTGCTCTGGTCACACCATCTCTCTCACAGTGCCATTGATGATAACCTTCACCTGGCATTGTCTTTTGTATTTTTATATCATAACTCAATTGGTGTCTGGCAACTTCATTTAATACAGGATATTCTGTTCGATAAACTTCAGCAGCAGCATTTACTGCTTGACTAAATTCACCTAATATCTTCGATCCTTCATCTATTAATATTTGATCTTTTTCACCAATAAAATAATATAGTGAATTTTCTTGTTTTAGCGGTGAGGAGCCAGTATGTTGGCTACGACTCACCGTCTTATTCATTTCTTTTACTCGTTCAAAATGATTAATAATATCTTTACAAAAATCAGTGGTAACAAGACCATCAAACGTTCCTATAAAGTCTTTTATTTCATAATTTGCTTCATTCATATACTTCTATACTCCATCATATGGTCTTTTAATTTTTCGGGATTGTTTCTAACTTCTTCCCGTTTCTCTTTTCACTTTGGATCGTAATCCACATATTTGGTTTTACCCATATCGTCCCTATAAGCCCTTAGAATTTGTTTTCTGTTTTCACCATCAGCTTTATATGAGCAATGTACCCATCCGCTGTTAGGTTCATCTAAATTGTGAAATTCCAAAATCATTTGGTCAAATTCACAGTTCTCAGAAATCCATTTACATAGTTCAGCATTGCTCACTCCGTAGATTTCGAAGTCAGCCGCCTCCCCTTTAGCGTGCTGTGAATTGACACTTGAACCTATTTTAACACATAGTTCTGGACTACGATAACCACTAGATACTGATACGACTTTACCATAATGATCTCTTACTTTTTGTAAAACATTTTCACAAAGAGCTTTTAAATTATTCATATGGTCTTCACTAGGATTATTATTAATACCGTGTCTTGTAGCCGTCTGACTAGCGGTCATTTCTTTTAATGAAAAATTACTACTTAGTTTCATTTAGTTTATCCTTTGCTTTTAATTTTAGTTTTTTTGATTTTTTTAACTCGTACCAACCCATAAACGACCTATCGGCATTTCTTCTATCCTCTAGTATGTTTACTTCTTTTTTTAGTTCTTTATGTGTCGCCTTAGCGTCCATATTACCCCCTTGTTAGTTTGAGTATCTTTTCTATTTGTGCCTTAATAATCGGACCTCTATTCGGCCAATGTATGTAAGGTTCGTCACTTTTAGATAAATTGTATAAAAAAGGCAATACAATTTTTTCTAAATCTTTAAATCTTTGTAAAACAGTTTCATCTGTTAATTCTGCTGATTGAGTTTTGTTTTCAGAAGCAATTTGTAATACTTCATTCATCATTGATTTGATGTCTGAAACATCTGATTTTACTTTTGCTAATTCTAAATTCGAATCTTCTAATACTTTAGGATCAATAGCAGGTTGTGTTTCTGTTTCTGGCTTTGATTGAATAGGTGTAAATCCCCAATCATCATCTAAATCAAAACCTCGCATATAATCTGGTATATCTGCCATTACCTTCTCCTTGCTCTATGTTTTGCTATTACGTTTTCTGTTTGTGTTTGTTTTATTGTTTTTCTATTATGTGTTTTTGCTAAAGCACTATTAGGATGCTTTTCAGCAATTTTAGATAGTGTTTCGTTCCAACCACTATCTTTACTCAATGTTCTATTGCTACCAATACCACTAACAATATTTATGGAATTGATAAGTTGTTTAATATGAGGATTAGCTTTTAGATAATCCTCACGTTCACTCATTGTCATAAATTCAGTAAATACTTTACCTGTTTTTGTATCTTCAAAATCGTAAGTAGGCATTATTTAAAATATTTTTCTAACACCTCTAATTGATCGTGGTATTCAGCAATTACTTTCAATTCTTTTTCGATTGCCTCTAAAACATCTGGATGTTCACCGACACCAGCAGCATTTTTAAGATATACTTCAACATTCATAGCGTGCTTTTTAATGTGTCCTTTAGCGTGTTCTTTGATTGCTTCAATAGCATTTTCTCTATTATATGGTCCTGTTATACTCATATTTACTCCTTAGGGTCATAATTATATGAAAAGATAATTCTATTTTTTAATCCTTTCACTTTTTTGTCTGTAGAGTGCTCTACAAAACTTCTAAAAATTAATAGTCTACCTTCTACAGGTTTATAACTACTTATCTGATATGTATAATCATTAAATTTATTAGGATCCGTATTATTATGTGGAGAAATACCTTGTGGATTTTTCATATCAGCATAATAAGGTGATTTAAAATTTGTTTTAGCATCATCTTCGTCAGCACTTAAATAAAAAACTGTACTAATTGTCCAACCATTATGTGTGTGATATGGTTGAAAATGATTTTCAGGATAATTATTTACCCAACTCTCATACGGCATATAGTTGTGATTAAATAAATGTTTTTTAGCATATTCATTAACGTTAAATGTAATCCAATCATTTAAATTTTTAAACTTATCATCTTTATGTATTTCATAAGGATTAAAACCTGATTCAGAATATTCTAAATTACTTAAATGATTAATATAATCATCTTTAAACGTATCGAATAATTGCCAATCAACAACACCTATAGTTGTAGGAAACCATCTTTCTATTTCTAAATTAGTATTTTTTTCTATCTTCATTAAAAATAATTTATGTTGATGTTAAATCTAGCGTGTGTATCATTTGTTGTTGTACTAGTATGTTCTATACTAGGATCAAAATATAAAATTCTATTTTCTATTGAATCTATCTTAATACCATCTTTTAATATTGTTCCGCCGTTACAAGTATTGATAGAAAAAATAGCACCTTTATGTGAATAATCATAATCTGTATGTACTCCGTGTGTCACATTTTTCTCAGTATATGGATAACAATTAGCTTTTAATCTAATTAGAGATTTAATGTCTATACAATTTAACAAAGGAAAAAACTTTTCAAAAATATAACTAGGAAGAAAATTATCAAATACTCTATGAGTAAAATACGAATAATTGTTTTTAATACCTATTCCCTCTATGTCAGCTTGAAAGAACCAAGGAAACTCATTTCCCATAAACCATTCTTGTAAAACTCTAAAATCTTTTTCAGGTAAAAAATTATCTACTACTTTGTAATCCATTTTTAAACCATTCTGGCATTTTAGCAGGTGATTTCCAAGTAGCAAATCTTTGTTTTTTCATAATATAATATTTACGATAACTTGCTACACTATCACCTGGTACTTTACATTCATCTGGCATAGCAGGTGTGGCATCTGTGCCAGGTTTTGTTACGTCAGCATTTTTAGGTGGATGACGTAAAACATCTTTTAATTTTTGAACACATAAATGGTCTTTTGTGTGACCATATCTTTTTTTGTATTCTTCGTTAAGTGCCATCATATGTCTATATAGCCACCAATAATTATATGCTGATTCTAATACCCATTTTGTACTCGGATGTCCTAACCAACCAGCTTTGTATATAGTATTTTCTTTTACTTCATCTTTTAGACGCCATCTTTTGATGTTACGACCATTAGCAGTTTTATCCATATATAACTCGCCGTCTAAAACTCTATGAGCAGTTGATAACATTTGTGCTGATTCTAATATCATTTTGACCACGTGTTTATCCACTAACATTTCAGCAGCTTTTTCTGGATTTTTATCTACGTAAAAAATATTCATTAATCTACCAGCTTTCTCATAACATAATCTGTCATATTATATTCTTTGCCTAATTCAATTAATTTATCATACCACATAGATTTCATCTCATTAGATTTTGCCTCAGCACAGGCTTTTGCCAAGTTCTCTAATCTATGTTTTTTGATTTCGTCTGTAGCTTTTAGTCTGTATATATCATCAATTGTTATCATAATCTATACTATATCACCTTTCTAACTATTTGTCAACCTTTATTTTTTGTCGTTCCAATCGTATATTTGATTAAGTTTTACCTTAATTTCGTCTTCATTTAGACCTTGTAAGTCGCCTACATTAGCAACCATCTTTCTAAAATCACGCTCTTTTCTACGTAATTTCTGATTCTGTCGTTTTGTACGTTCTAAATTCTTCTCTACTTTTTCTTTTTCATTGGTTTCTTCTAATCTCTTTTTAAGTTTACGTTCTCTTAATGAAATATTAGCAGCGATCAACAGCAATACGGCAAGAGGATCAAATACAAATATGAGTATGATAATTACTAATCGTACTGCCTCGTCAAAATGAGTTCTTGCCTCTTCTTCACCATAGATTAATTCAGCAATATATTTTAAAGGTCCTACGTCTGCCTCTAATTTTAATTGGTCTTTTTGATAACTAAACTTTTCATTTTCTAATTTAGCAATTTCTGTACTAGCATTTTTAATTGCTAGATTTAATTCTATTCTTTCTTCTTTTTGTTTTTCTCTTTCTTTTAGACCTCT